TCTTAGCCGCAGTAGCCAAGGATGCAGTTTCTGCCGCCCGTCTTTGTTGTGTTTGAGCCATCTCACTCTGTGCTTGACGAGCATATTGAGCCAATGCCATAGCACCTTGTTGGTCACCAGATTGTGCCAACATCTGAGCGCCTTTTAAGATTGACTCAGGATTAGATTGGTCTATCTGTTGAGCAATAGCATTGCGAGTGCTAATCATCTTCAATTGCGGGTCTTCAACACCCAAAGCACCACCAATGGCAGTACCAAGACCTCTAGCACCCGCATAGGTCATTGCTGCACCACGAGCAGCAGGGTCTAGTTGAGCAAGGGTAATACCTTCTTGCAAAGCACTTCTACGCTGTTGCTCACCATACATTTGTGGGTTCATTCCAAACAAACCCGCTACGATATTTTCTGCCATGATGATTCCTTATAAGAACAAGCCAAGGTCTTGTCTGCCGTAATAGTTACCAGTACCAAATGTAGTTGCTGGTGCGCTCATAGCAGTTGTTGCTGGAACACCGCTAAACATTCCACCTACCACCTGACCGAAAGCATCAGAAGCGCCAACACCACCTAATAATGTGGCATAAGGATTGGTTGTTGCAGCTCTGCCAGTTGCCAAGGCAACACTTTGTTCAGCACCACGAAGTCCTAATTGACCAACATTAGCACCTGCTTGAGCAGTTTGTTGGGCAAGTCCTGTACTCATTGAGAAAGGTTGTTGTCCCAAAGCCTCAAGTCCAGTAATCTGTCCCATAGCAGTTGTGTAAGGCGCATAAGCCTGTTGCTGACCCGCATAATACTGACCCATTGTCTGTGCGCCAGTACCAAGCAATCCCGCACCAAATGCGACATTCTGTTGGCCATACTGTTGAGCATTAGCCGCCAATTGAGCCTCTTGTTGCGCTCTAGCGTTATACAGAGCTTGCAACTCAGGAGTGGTAGCACCCATAGTACCGCCTTGAGCTACAGAAAGACCACCACGACCTTGTTGTTGCAGTCTGTTTTGCAGATTAGCAAGTTCAGTCTCACGACCAGGTTGCAACAAAGCCATCTGCTGATTGAGATAGTTCTGTGCAACATCTTGAGGGTTTTGAGCCAAATACTGATTGCCTAAACCAAACAAACTTTGTGCGCCTGTTTGTAGAGGAGCAAAGGCTTGCTGTGCGCCTTCAGCTTGTTGAATACCAGATTCAGCTAACCTAACAAATCGATCTTGTGCATTCTTAGCTTCAGGGCTTAGTGTGTATCCTGCGCTAGTCAATTGCCCTGTTACGGGATCAAAACCAAACTGAGAAGCACCAAACCTAGTAGTCATTCCAATAGGTCTGAACTGAGCCGCTTGTTTGGCAGCAGCAGTCTCTCTATCAATCATAGCTTGCGCTTTTTGAGCCGCTTCACGGGATGTCTGTTGTTGGAGCAGACCCGCACCAGTTTGTGCAGTAGATTGGAATAAAGCCGCAATTTGAGCCGCAGTTAAACCTGATTTTAACAAGTCAGTAACAGGAGGGATAACTGTCGGAGGAATTACAGGTGGCACTACAGGAGGTACAACTGGAGGCACAACGGGTGGTACTACAGGAGGAACAACGGGTGGTACTACAGGCGGCACTACAGGTGGAACAATGGGTGGTACAACAGTAGGAGTTAGCAAGCCAGGTATAGTTGCAGGTGGTGTCCCTGCTAAAGCACCGCCTCCTATAGCTAAATCTTGAGCAGTTAATGCCGCAATTTGAGCCGCTGTCAAACCAGTTGCGCCAACAGTAGCATTAGCTAAAGCTGTATCAAAGGCTGGAATACCTGAAGCGACGCCCTCACCTAAGAAAGCACCATTTCCTATTGCAGGAGCACCAGCCGCACCTGCATTCAATAAAGTTGGCAATCCAAAGAGTACAGCCGCACCTAGTGCAAACTCTTTTAGACCACTTTTAACTTCTTGTTGAGTGCCAGTTTTCTCTACTTCACCAGTAGGTGTGTATTGGGTATACGCTCCACCTGCCCTGTTATCAGTAGCTTTGTAGGTAATAACATTCTCAAGTCCACCAATTTGCTGATCCATGCCAGAACCAGTAGTTTGATATACAGGTTGAACAATAGTGTCGCCAAGGGTAATAGTCTGTCCTTGAGGAACTGTAGCCGCAGCACGAGCCGCAACCGCACCTTCATCTAAGCCAACAGCTTGAGCCATTTGAGCAGGAGAAACTCCATAAGTCTCCATAGCCGTGACGATCTCGGCATCAGTCATGCCTGGATTAGCAAGCAGAAAATCTACAATTTGTGCGCTAGTTACAGCCATGATTGCTCCTTATTGTGGCTCAACAGGCCAAGTAATAGTCCAAGGGAAACCACTTTGCAAAGGAATATCTCTCAATGCTTGGCAGTAGTCTTTCCACTCTTGTGATGGAGTCATATCGCTACGAAATCTCCAATCAGTTTCTGTCAGTTTATCATCACGGGTCTGACGAACACTCTTAGCCTGTTCAGCATCTTTCTGAGCCTTATAAGCAGTCTCTTGTTCAGCAGCAGTAGTAGTTACACCATCAACCACTTGGTCAATGAAGACAGGGCCAAGAACATACTTTGTGTACCACTTGCCATCAATCTGCTCAACACCAGAGGCTTGAGAGTATTGGTAAACAGTACCACCTGTAGCTTGTGGGCCTTCAAAGACTACATCAGCACCCAAAGCCTCTAAGACTTCAGTTGTTGTTATGTCCCATGATGGGCCACCATTGGCTTTTGTGTATGCACGAAATTCTGCTTCGTACATTACTTGTCCTGATTGTGTTCTGATTTGCATTTTGTTTCCTTAAGCTATGGCAAGCCCTATGTAGGTTGCAGAAGATACATTCACATTCGTTGCTGCCACTTGATTAACTACAAAGCCAGTTGAGTCTGTATCAATTGTGTCATCAGATGTTACTTCAGCGGCTGTTGTATTGAGGCTAAGGTGCGGGTCATTCCCACTCACAATTCCTCTAGCCGAATCCCAACAATACCAGTCCCCTGTAGAGTCGGTGCGCTTAATGAGAATCCACCTCGCCCCACCTGTAAAGCCACAGTTTATTGTCTGTGATGAACCATTGCCTGTGTATGAGAAAACTTTGGAAACACCTGCGCAAGTGGCAAATAGGTAGGCAACATATTGGCTTGCTGTGCTATTTATATTAGCTCCACCGCTAACATAGAATGATGAGGAATCAGGATTCTGACTGCCAAATATTCCAGCAGATGCACTAGCGTCTGTACTGTTTAGCAGCAGATAATTTGTATATCCTAAAGTAGATGAATAAACAAACCAAAAACCAGTACCTGAAGAAAAGACCCGCATTTTAATAATCATCAATTCAGGCACAGCACCTAAATTATGTGTAAAGGCTTGGTTGTTAACATTTGTCCCTGTATAGCAAACCTCATCAAAGAAGCTAGGGGCACGTCTGAAGTTCCACCAAATAGAATCAACAGAAGCATAATAAGATGGAACTTGAATTTGAGTATTGTCCCAACCCAAAGTAATGGATGCAGTGGTTTCAGCAGCTGTGCTGTCACTTCTCAAGGTTGGTGTTGCACCAGAAAGATTTGGTGAATTAACACCTCTAAGCCTATCTTCCCATCTTGCAGGGTCGCCTGCCGAACGTGCTTGGGCAATTGATAAATCAACAGGGAAATTAGTAACAATCGCAGTTCCAGCCGATGCGTTTGCGGTATTGGGGCTAAACACCTTAGTCCCACTTGTAGGCACTTTCATCGGGCCTCTACGAATGGCTATGTAGATGACAGATGCACCAGTACCATAGTAGCCGGGCTGCACAGTAAAACCTGTTGACGTTGGCCTGACGTAAGCAAAACCATACGAACCTTCTGCGTCAGACGTATTAGGAGTTAAATATCTATTATCGGTGTTAGACATCTCCCGCATTACATCCATAAGAATCCACGGGCTTGAAGTACTTGAACCTTTTAGCAACACCCATTGAGGTTCGTATCCCAATGTAATCGTGTCAACACCGCCACTTCCCGTATATGTTCCACACGAAATTACATTGTCTGTACCAGTTAGGCCAAAGCCTCCTGCGTTGTGGGCGAATACGTATGCTACATAAGTAAAATCTACGCCATTTGTAGCATTTCCATTTCCAACAGTAAAAACTGTAGATGTTGGGTCTGTGTTAGCCCAATTCTCATAGCCTGTTTCTGATGCCCCATCAGTATTTAAACGAGTAAGATATGTTCCACCAAGCGACCTGTGGTAAACAGCCCAGCTAGTAAGTTGATTTGTGCATTTTACAATTATGCACCCCGGCACTGAGCCAAGATTATGGGCAATAGTTCTTGCAGAACCATTTCCCGTATAAGTCACAACATCAAAGAACTTTGGTTGCTTGCGGAATGTCCATGAGGCAATGGGGTTGTTTTGTCCATTAACGCCCTGCCCGTAATAAACTGAAAACCCATTGTTATTAAATGATGTAAGGGTTGAAGCATCTGTAGCTTCCGCAGAAGTCGCATTTGAAACTAAAACTTTAGTTGCGCCTCGGTTTGTATCAAACAATACATTGTTTGTTGCAACAGTCCTATTTTTAATCCAAACTAATCCACCATTAGTAGACAAGTCAATTCCATTGTTAATGGTCTGTGTTTCGGGTGCTGTATTGCCGTTGCCTGTGTAGAGGTATGTGCTGAACACTTCTTCAATATAAGCTGGCACAACAGGAACACCACCACCAAAGGCATCGTAACTAGCAGCACCAGAAGTTGCTTGTAATGGCATGGTTTAAGCCTTAAATTGTGTGTTGCTTGCCAAGACTGTGAAAGTCGCACTACCTGTCTTGATAATCAAATAACGATAACTATCAATGCCACTCGCATTACCCGCAGTAGGCGCACCACCTAGCCACCTAGTCGTGACACCTGATGTAGTGCCATCAACTTGCACAGCAGAGTTGTAGTAAGCCGTAGAGCCTTGAGTAACCAAGAAAGCCACAGTCATTGATTGACCTGTACTCATCAAAGTATCTAGTGATGTACCGCTAGAGCCTCTGAAGTTAACTGTCCAGTTAGCACTTGCGTTGCTTGTGTAATACAAGACAGACTGAGTTGTAATGTCGTAGTTAATCGTTCCAGTAGCCGCAGTTGCTGATACTGTTGCTACCTCTGCTGCATCGTTTAAAACAATGGCAGTAGCAGATGATGTACCTGAGAATGTTTGTGTGGCTGTGAAAGTCTGTGCTGTGTTGGTAGTTGCTGTATTAGCGTTGTACGCTTGTACATCAGTACCAATAGCTAGTCCAAGAAATGAACGTGCAGAAGAACCGCCAGCACCTAAGGTAGTAAGATCAGCATCGTATGCTTGGACATTAGTACCGATAGCAAGACCTAAGTTAGTTCTAGCTGTAGCGGTATTAGAAACATCAGATAGGTTGTTAGTGTTAACTAAGAAACCACCTGCCGTAAAAGCCGCTTGAGTCCAAGCCGATCCTGTCCAGACATAAAGAGTGCTTACTGTTGTATTCCAATACAAAGCACCTGTTAACAGAGCATTTCCATCATTGTCTACAGAAGGGGCAGTGGACTTAGAACCTAAATATCGGTCATCAAAAGCATCGTATGAAGCTGCTGCATTTGTCTCACTTGTAGCCGCATTGCTTGCACTTGTAGAAGCATTGGAAGCACTTGTCGAAGCATTTGAAGCACTTGTAGCCGCATTAGAAGCAGAAGTAGCCGCAGCAGTAGTCGAACCAAAGATCGAATCTATTTCAGTTTTGGTATAAGCATTTGTAATGTTATAGCCAGCAATCGTTGTAGGATTCGTTCCTGCCGTAGCCCGACCATAAGTGTCAAAAGTTACAGATTGGTAAGTGCCTGGCGTTACACCAGAAGATGCCAAATCAATGTTGTCCGAATTGACAACAATACGGCTAGAGGATGCTGTTCCTACATTGAGAGTGTTACCTGTCTTTGTAAGACCATCACCCGCAGTAATTTGACCAGCACCTGAGAACTGCGCCCATGTGATAGATGTGCTTCCCAATGTTCCACCCGCATCTATTGTGCAGATAAAGCCAGAGTCAGCGTTAGTTGTGCCTTTTTCAACAAAGGTAAAAGCCGCCACCAACTCAGCATAAGTATCAGCATCGGTTGTGCGAGTCCAAGAACCTGTTGCACACAAATAAATACCATTAGCAGAAGCAGTAGATTGGTCTTTAACCAAGACCCGATCACCCGCAACAATCGAGATGCCATCAATGGTTTGTGCGCCAGATAAAGTAATATTTGCAGTAGTAGCCGCAACAACAGAGGCTTTGGCATCAATACCTTGAGCTAGTGCATCCACATAACCCTTGGTAGCCGCATCAGAATCGTTTGTAGGGCTTGCCAAACCAGTAATGGTTGCCGATGTACTGCTATCCATGTCCAATGCGCCAGAGATGGTCACATTGTTGAATGTAGAAGTGCCAGAAGCCGCAGTTACGTTGCCTGTCAAGTTGCCAGTTACGTTACCTGTGACGTTACCCGTGACATTTCCTGTCAAATTACCTGTTACGTTACCTGTCACTGCACCTGTCAATGGGCCACTGAAGCCAGTATTTGCAGTGATGTTTGTGCCAGTAATAGCAAGGGCAGAAGAACCACCGATTACCACACCATTGATTGTTCCTGCACTAATGGCGGCAGAAGCAATCGTAGCGGCAGTGCTAACAGTAAGGTTGGTAAATGTTCCTGCTGCGGCAGTAGTTCCACCGATAACCGCACCATTTATCGTACCGCCAGTAATCGTGGCAGAGGAGTTATCTGTCTT